GATGGTTATGGTCATACTTTGAATGGTTATGATGGAAACGCTGATGAGACGAAAGTTCAAGACCAATGGTTTTATGTCATGAGATTAGATTGATTACTATAAAACTTTAATTATTATTTCTGTATGGCGAGGAAAAAGAAAATGTCATTTAAATTGAATCCTGAGTGGATGTTAAAAGAACCACTGGATTTTGAATACAACAAGTATACCTTGTTGGACTATATACAGAAATGCGAAAAAAGCCTTGATAGGTTTGAAATATATCCTGACTTTGTTGAGTTATCATTACACTTGGCAAACATGCAATCATTAAATAAAGAACACACATTATTATTAACTAATAAAAAGTTTGAATCCTGCGACGATGAAATCTTATTGAAGGATTTATATTCTAAAAAACCTCGTGAGTTATCCCAAGAAGAAGAACAAGAATTAACTAAAACGATTCAATATTCAAATGTCAAGTTATTTGACACATTTAATCTTGCCAAGTCAATATGGAACATGGCGTTTGATAGTGTTGATATTTCACTAAAAAAAAATAAAAGTTATTTGGCAAGTGGAATGGGTTATTCTTTCTATTATAGTAAGAAAGATAATAAGGTTTATGTTTGGGAATACCAAATAAAACGAGACAGAAAACAACCCAACACAAACAAACCTACAATTAGGTTGATATACGAGAACTCACCTGAGGATGTTACTCTATCTTCAATAATTGAAACCAATTCATCATTTGTTAAATCTAAAAATTATAAGACATTCCCTGTATTTGAAATGCAGTGTAATCAAGACTTTCCAATGGAACAAACAATAGTTCCAATTATGAAAAGGAAAATTATGACATATATTTTTCAAATTCTTAACTCATCAAAGATAAAAAACTTTGACTCTGAATAAAAAAATATTTATAATTGAGTATCATGGGATTTAACAAGAGATATATAAATTACCAAAATACCTTAATTGCTCTTCAATCTAAAAAATTGAAGGAATATTATGGAAATGCCGAAGCTTTTATCTTCAACGATAATATAAGTGAAAAAGTTCATAGTCTTTTCATTGATGGTAAAACAGAGGAAGAAATAATAAAACTAATAGACCATTAACATGGAAGAAAAAGTCATCAAAAATTTATTGGGTAAGCTCAGACAACCCATACACATTGATTACATCTCAAAGTACATTCTTAAAGAATCAATGGAAACCACAATGAACCTAATTAACAAATTAGTTGAAGATAACATCATTGAAGAATCAAAATACGCAAAAGATTACTATGTGGTTAAAAGTATATAAGATTAATAACGAATATATTAAGGCCTTTTCAATTAAGATATTTAAAAGTTATTTAATCTCAATGCAATATCATAAAGAAGGTGGTTGGTTTAGAATATTCAAATTTGGGGTTGCTTGGACAAAAAATCCATTGTTCAGTATTAGGAACGGACACAAAAAATCTTTAAAAATCAAAGAAAACTATTATACAATATTATCATGAAAATTAAATTAGAATATGTTTGGCTTGATGGTTATAAACCAGAACCAAACTTACGAAGTAAAGTTAAGGTCATTGACGTTAACGAAAAAAGAGACCTTGAAGAAATACCTGAATGGGGGTTTGATGGGTCATCAACAAGACAAGCAGAAGGTTATTCATCTGATTGTTATTTGAAACCTGTTAAAGTTTATGTGAAAAGTTTGATTTCGGAATACAGTACTGTATACGTTCTTTGTGAAGTAATGGATAGTAGAGGTAAAGTTCACGAAACAAATGACAGAGCAAAGTTGGGTAAAGAGGATGAGGATTTTTGGGTTGGATTTGAACAAGAATATTTCATTCGTTCAGGACATAACAAACCAATTATAGGATTCAATAATGGTGGTATCATTGACCCTCAAGGAACATATTATTGTGGTGTTGGTGGACAAATGGTTGGAAGAAGTTTGACTGAAGAACATTTGGAAATGTGTTTGAAATATGGAATTGGTATTGAAGGAACAAATGCTGAAGTTGCATTAGGACAATGGGAATACCAAGTATTTGCCAAAGGTAAAGTACAAGCCGCTGACGACTTATGGATGTCTCGTTATTTCCTTTACAAAATTGCCGAAAAATATGGATATCAAATTGAACTACATCCAAAACCTATAACAACAGGAGATTGGAATGGCTCAGGATTACATACGAATTTTTCAAACAAAAGAATGAGAGAAACAGGAGGAGAGGAATACTTCAACTCAATCTTCAAAGTATTTGAATCAAGAGCAAAAGTTCATATTGAAAACTATGGTTCAAACAATCATCTAAGATTAACAGGTAAACATGAAACACAATCAATTGATAAGTTCAGTTGGGGAGTATCTGACAGAGGAGCGTCAATCAGAGTTCCAAAATCTGTAGGTGAAACTTGGAAAGGTTATCTTGAAGATAGAAGACCAGCATCAAATGCAAATCCATATTGTGTTCTTAATGTTATTTGTGAGTCATTGGAACTTGCAAAAGAACTTGATGATACACTACATGTAATGTATGACGATATTGACACCAGTAAATTGAGTGAAAAATATAGTGCATTATCTAACGAAGAATTATTAAAAGAATATAGGGAAGATTAATATGAAAAAAGATTGTGTGTGTAATCCGTTAAATGGTGGTGACGGTAATTGTCAATGTAATATTCCAAAGGAACAAGTGAACCACCCTAGTCATTACGGTGGAGAAAATAATCCATATGAAGCGATTAAAGTTATTGAAGCTTGGGATTTAAATTTTCACCTCGGTAATACCGTGAAGTATATTTCAAGGGCGGGAAAAAAAGGGGTCGATAAAGAACTTCAAGACCTAAAAAAAGCTTTATGGTATCTTGAAAGAAGAATAGAAAATTTAGAAAAAAAATAAAATATGATAGAAACAGGAAAAATTATTAATGGGAACTGTATAGATGAAATGTCTAAATTTCCTGAAAACTCTGTTGATTTGGTTGTAACATCTCCACCATACAATGTTGGGATTGAATATGACACACACAAAGATACAATGACAATGGAAGAATATTGGGATTTCACAAAACAGTGGTTGACCGAATCTTTCCGTGTTCTAAAAACTGATGGTAGAATCGCTGTTAACATTCCTTATGAGGTAAATGTACAAGACAGAGGAGGTAGAGTTTTATTTATGTCTGAGTTTTGGTCAGTAATGAAATCTGTTGGGTTCCAATTCTATGGATTGGTTGACCTTGATGAGAACTCACCACACAGAAGTAAGACCACAGCTTGGGGTTCATGGATGAGTCCTTCAAGTCCTTACATATACAACCCAAAAGAGTGTGTTATATTAGCCTACAAGAAAGACCGTATTAAAAAGATTAAAGGTGAGCCACAATGGAAAGCCGAGATGGTTGATATGGAGCAAGAAGATGGTACTGTAAAAACTAAAGCGGTTTATCAAGAAGAAGACAAGAAAGAATTTATGTCTTTGGTTTATGGTCAGTGGGAATATTTTGCGGACACAAAGCAACAAACCAAAGCCACATTCTCAATGGATATTCCAATGAAGGCGATTAAGATTCTTACTTACAAGAATGATATCGTTCTCGACCCATTCGCTGGTTCTGCGACTTCAATGGTCGCAGCAGAAATTAGTGGACGCAGATGGATTGGAATCGAATTGAGTGAAAACTATACAAAAGTTGGACAAGAAAGGGTACAACATTTTGTTGATTTAAATAAACAAACTAAAATAGAATTTAAGTAAAAGGGTTTAACGACCCTTTTTTTTGTTTTACGGATATTTATAATTAATCAACTTTAAAATCATGATATGGGAAAGAAAGTAATAAAACTAACTGAAGGCGATTTAATGAATATCGTTAAGAGAGTTATCAAAGAACAAGATGATAATTATAAAATTAATATGGCAATCCAATGTTTCTTAAATAAAAAAGGAGTTAAAGATGACAGTGGACAATCATTAAAATTAGATGGTAGTATCGGTAATTTACCTAACTCTAAAAGTGCCCAAGCAATTGCAAAATATCAATCAAGTATTGGTGTTGATGATGATGGAGTATGGGGTTACGAAACTAATACTAAAATGCCACCAAAAGATAAAATGATATACAAACAATGTATATCTGACCACGGAGATTTATTTGATAAAGGATTACACCTATTTGGACTTGACTAATTAATGAAAAGAAGGATAACAGAATCAGGAATACGTGATATTTCAGCTTTAAGAAAAAGATATCCTAAAGCAGAAATATATTTTCACCAAGATTTAGATGGTGTAACCACTGCGATTGCAATGAAAAAATACCTTGAAGATAATGGTATTGACGTTATCAATTCACATGTTATCCAATACGGTGATAAAGAATTTGCGGTTAAAAAACTTGACGCTAGTGGTGATGTTATGCCAGTATTGGTTGACTTTGCTCACGGTAAACCAATGTTCGTTATTCATACTGACCACCACGACAGACAAGCAGGTGCGGAAGGCACCAAGTCTACATCATTTAGACAATCTCGTTCAAATGTTGAAACAATATCTCAAGTGGTTTCACCAAAAGAATTATTCCCATCTTCAGATATATTATTAATCAGTACTGTTGACTCGGCAGATTATGCAAAATATAATATATCACCTGATGAGGTTGTTAACTATATTTTTAAGTTAGATAAAGATAAGTCATTACAAAAAAATAAAATGTTAATGGGTCTTGTTATTAACAAGTTATTATTAGCATTTAAAAACAAAAAAGGTTTCTTAGAAGGTTTAGTACAAAATTCAGAACCATCTTTATTGTCTATATTAACAAACATTAAAGATTGGATGAAAAAAACTAATGCCGCAAACCCCGAAGAATTACAAAAGAATGCCGAGGCATATAAACAAACTATGAAAGGTTATCCTAAAGTTGAGGATAATATTATATTTCAATATGGTGGAGGTTCTATGATTAAGCCAGGGTCTTATGATAGGTACACACCATTTAGGAACAATCCTGAAGCCGACTTTTTAATTATGGCTTGGCCAATGGGGTTGGTACAAGCGTCTTGTAATCCCTTCAAAAAAGAAAGAGAACTTAAAGGTGTTAACTTGGGTGAGATAGCTCAAGAAGTATTATCTAAATGGGAAGAACAATTAAAACAAAGAACAATTCCATTATCTACAATCAAATGGGTTAGTGAAACATCTGCAGTTCCTGAGAGTGTTGGTTTTACATTTAAAGATTTTGAAGCTTTATATGGCGATAAGTTTACAACCATGGAAGGTGGGGAAGATATCTTAAATCATATCCAAGAAATGATGGAAACTCCATTCGCTGATTTAACTGAAGAACACAGAGAAATGTTGGATAAGATTGGAATCAATGCTTGGGATTTAATTCAAGCCAACTCAGGTGGACACAAGTGTATTACAAACATATCAGGATTAAATTATCTTGGTAGAAGTAAAAGACCACCTCAAGGCCAGTACAGATACGATTCTGAAAAAGACGACTCGCCTTCAGTTAAGTTTACAAAAATGATTGCTCAAGAGTTTGAAAGAGTTTTAAAAGAAAAGATTGCTGAATCAAAATAAGTATTCAACGGTGTCACCAGGTTCAATACCAAGGTCTTCACAAGAACCACCTTCTAATTCCAATACGATATTCCCGTTACCACAGTAACTACCACATAGGTCACCTTCACATGGAGGACAATTGTGGTGGATATTAACAATTACATTATTTTTGATTATTATTATATCTAATGGTATAATACAATTCTTCATCCAAAAACATTGTTTATCTCCACCCATTAAAAATAATAGACCATTAAAAGTTTCATCGAACTTTTTACCCATCATGCCGATATATTTTGATTTTTCATCAATTAAGGTTTTGATATTAAAAATATTTTGATTAACTTTAACTCTCATAACTATAAATACAATGAATGCTAAAAGATACGTTGGAGTTATCGTTAAATGCGGTGACAAATTTTTAATCTGTAAAAGGAATGATGAATCATTAGGGCAAGGTGAATGGTCAATACCTGCAGGTAAAATTGAGTATGGAGAAGAAATTAAAATTTCGGCAAGAAGAGAATTCTTTGAAGAAACTGCCATAAACATAAACAACTTTGAATTAGAGTTCGCGGGGATAATACCAAGATATACTAGAGATGGTAGTAAAATGAAGGGATTGATGTACACTTATATTATTAATGTGGAGAAACAATTAATTCCTGATTTAGAAGAAGCAATTGATGGTCATGAACATACAGATTGGGGTTATTTTACCCTAAACGACATGAAAAATATGAAAATTAATACTTTTTTATATAAATTGTTCGAATTTATTTTAAAATAATTGACTTTTGGATATTGTAGACTATATTTATAATCTCATGTCCTAAAGGACAAACATCCCCACAAATAGAGTTTTACAAAATAAAATTTGACAAAATGAGAATTTTGTTTTAACTTTGTGAAACAAATGAGATGAGAGTCTCGCAAAAAAAAATGTCCCACAGACGTTTGATTATTTGAAAAAATAAGATTACATTTGTGGGACTTAATTTGAAAGTTCTTTGAATAAAAAATATATCGCGAGATGGTAGCAGCGGTAGCTCGTCGGGCTCATAACCCGAAGGTCGTGAGTTCGATTCTCACTCTCGCAACTAAAAAAAAAACTTCACAAAAAGTTTGACGAATTGAAAAGTTTATCTTACCTTTGTGAAACATTTGACAATCACCGAAACCAAATCTCACTATCGGTAGTTATAGAGTAAGGTTGTCAAAAAAAAAGTTTACAAAAAAGTTTGACAAATTGAAAAGTTTATCTTACCTTTGTAGACCAATCACGAAAAGGTTGACGTTGTTGTAAAACTATGGTTTCCTTTTTTAAAATTGAAATTCGTTCTTTGAATATAAAATATTTATCCGTTCATTCGAAAGTAGTTCTTCGGAATGATGATAGTTTGATAAAGGTAATCGGCCGTATATGGTCGTTAAATAAACCACGAAAGTGGGATAAAGTGAACCTGTTGTGTTAACAGGATTGCGGCTTCGGTAACGGAGCTCGAGTATACAAGCGAGATATCATCTTGGCTTTAGTAATCGAGGGTAACACTGTAGGTGAAGAGTTAAGGTGACCAAGCGATGTGGGTCGTTTGGTTGAGGTGGGAACACCAATAAGAATAACTCGTAGGGATATTGTAAGAAGTGGGACCTCCAATCTCATCATTGCGAATTCCAATACGAAAGTGGACTTAAAACCGAAAGGTATGATAGAGTACAGGTGGTGCTGTTACTATCCCTACTTTGAATCTACCAAGATTCTTTGTTTGAAGTTGACTTGACATATGGAGGTGGGGACATCTCAAGGAGTAGTTTAGTATTCTGTCGTTCAAAAGATGACGGAGCTTACGGTGGACCACTACTTCTATCATCCACGACACACAAACTTATAATTTACTATGTTAATGTAAAAGTTATACTCAGAAAAAAATAAGCATAAGTGTCCATCAGGTTTTGATGAAAGTCGCCTACCTAGTCATGGGTTGTCCATGGCACACTGAGACCGCAAGTTGATGTGTATTTTTACCAAAGACCTCTAAGGAGTCGAATCCTGAGTCAGTTCGCAAGATTGAAGAGAGTTGAGTAATGAAAGAGTAGTTAAAACCTTTAGGAGTGATTGGTCTAACCAATCGGCGATGAGAGTTACCATTCAAAAGATGGTGGAAACGAAGGGAACCACATAATCCTTCCAAAGATTCTCAAAAACAGGTGTATTCTCAACCTTTTAGCCACTAAACCTCATCTGTTAATTCAGGTGGGGTTTTTTGTTTTAAAAAAAATTATCATTTATTTTTTATATAAAACATTTTTACTATCT